AAATGTAACAAAAGTATATTTTAAAGAAGTGTCACCAAATGTACTGAATGGAGATTATGACAATAAAGTGGAGATAGATTTTGAAGCACAGAAAAGAACAGTTATAGCAGATGGATTAGATGCGGATACTATGACAGAGTTGGAGATTCTGCAATATCCTACGGGTGATGATGTTTATTTAACAGGCGATGTAAGGTTTGCTGATACAATGGCTTCTCTTAGCCTGTCGATGTTAATGTAATAAAAAAGGAGCTGATAAAATGTCAGAAAATATAAGAGGAAACAGAACCATAACGGGAGCTTACGGGGAATTATGGCTTGATAATGAAAGAGTGGCTGAACTGAAATCAATAGAGGCTAAAATTTCTGCTGAAAGAGCGGATGTTCAGCTGGGGCTTTCAATTGACAGTAAGATTACAGGATTAAAAGGCGAGGGCACCTTGACAATATATAAAGTGTACACCCGTGGTAAAAAAATACTCGAAAACTGGGCAAAGGGTAAGGATACCAGAAGCAGAATAGTGACATCTATTAAAGATCCGGACAGTTTAAGAGGTCAGGAAGAAAGAGTGTCAATTGATAATGTATGGTTCAATTCGGTTGAATTGGCTAAATTTTCAAGAGGGGAAATTGTAGAAGAGGAGATTCCTTTCGGATTTACCCCAGGTGATGTCAGATATGAAAATTCTATAAAATAAAAAGGCAGGTATGATATGAAAAACATAACAATAGAAATGTTACTTGAAAACAGTAAAAAACTGGCAGAGAAAAAAACGGTAAAGGTTGAAGTGGCAGAATTAGGCGGAGTTTTAGAGCTGGAAGTATTAAACAGAATGGAAATATTGGACATTTTAACCAATGGTAACAGCACAGATAAGGATAGTGAACTGGTATATACATCAGGAAAGATTTTTAAAGATGATAAATTAATCACTCAGTTAGGATGTGAAATGAATCCGGCAGAAGTTGTGCCAAAAGTATTAAGCCATTCAACAATAACGGGTATTTCGGAACTACTCATGAAAAAAGCTGGATGGAATGAAAAATTTACTGTTGAGGAAGTGGTTGAAGAAATAAAAAACTAATTAAGGGCGACTGGAAAGCAAAAACAGTCGCTCATTATTTGAATTGCGGTCACAGTTTACAGAGTTTGAGGGAATTAAGTAATTCAGAATTATTATTCATGTTTCTTATGATTGGAGGTGTGGCAGAAGGTGAGTGAATATAAGTTAAGTGCTCTGCTTGAATTAAAAGATAAATTCTCGGGTGTAGCACAAAAGGCAGGAGGTTCACTGGAGAAATTAAAGAATAAGACTGCCGGAGTAGCTGATAAATTGAAAGGTACTTTTGAGGGAGTAAAAGGAGCATTGGCAACTGTTGGTATAGGTATTGGGGCAACTGCGGCAGTTGGAGTTTTAAAATCATCTCTCCAGTCTTATGCCGATTTGGAAGATCAGGTAAGAAGAAACAGAGCCATAATGGGTGCTTCAGCAGAGCAGGAAAAACAGCTCATGCAACAGACAAGAGATTTAGGCCGTTCAACCAAATTTACGGCACAGGAAGTGGCAGAGGCGCAAATGTATCAGGCAATGGCGGGAATGAAAACAAATGAAGTACTGGAAATGACACCTAAACTTTTAAAAATGTCAATTGCTGCAGGAAGTGATTTTGCCCAGACTTCTGACATAGTCACGGATAACTTATCAGCTTTCGGTATGTCGATAGGCGAAGTTGACAGACTGATGGACGTAATGGTTGCGACAAGTAACAATGCAAATACTAACGTACAGATGTTAGGGGAGGCATATAAATATGTTGCGGCAAGTTCAAGGAATTTTGAGAGCTTTGAAAATGTGAATATATTACTGGGAGTACTTGCGGATAACGGGATTAAATCGGGACAGGCTGGGCGTAATTTGGCCGCAATTTACAGAAGACTTGCTAATCCATCAAAACAAGTGGCAAATGCTTTGACTGACCTGAACATACAGCTCTATGACCAGCAGGGGAAATTCAAAGGGTTAAAAACGATATCCGATGACTTGAAAAAAGCTACGGCTAACCTTACTCAGGAAGAAAGAAACAGATACTTGGCAGTAATAGCTGGCGGAGAAGGTATGAAGGTACTGGCATCCATTATGGGAACTACTGAAGAAAACTATAACAAGGTAGCTAATGGCGTGAGAAATGCTAAAGGTGCAACGGATAAATTTGCCGATGACATGAGTAACACAACATCAAATAAGATAGCACAGTTTAAATCTACATTAGATGATTTGAAGATATCCATAGGGGAAGCCTTTGCACCGATAGCTACTAAATGGATGGAAGATTTTATGAAAAAAGTTGATGAATGGCGAAAGAATGGAGCATTGGATCCTGATAAATTAAAAGGGAAGGCTGAAGGGATAGTAAAAGCCGCAGAAGTAGGATTGCGTGGATTTATGGGAATAAAAGGTGCAACATGGGGGGCTTCACTGGGAACGGCAATCGGAGGACCGGTTGGAACTGCAGTAGGTGGAGCAATAGGTGGAGCAATTGGTTATTTTACACCAGATATAGTAAAAAAATTAATGAAAACTAAAGATAAAAAATCGGGAGCCGCAAATGGAGCACTTGACGATTCACAGAAAGCAAAGTTATATGAAAAAAGTGGCTACAGTTATGCGGGGCATAAAGCGGATTTAAGATCAGAAAAAGAATATGCAGGAAAATCATATGAAGCTATGCCGGTAATAAAATTGGATATGAGAGCAATACAGCAGCAATTAGGAATATCACAGCAGAACATTGCCCTTACGCAGCAGGACAAAACCGCACAATTATCAAGTGCGATTACCCAGCTTTTATCTAAACAGCAAAACACTAACCCGTTACAACCATTGGATACTACGGCTATAACTAATGCCCTTAACGCCGGATTAAGTCCTTTGAACGGCCTGCCGAATCTTTTGAATAGCAAATTAAATACAAAGCAACAGCCATTAGTGCCACAACCTGTCTCTGTAGAGCAAATTATTAATCATGAAGCTAATGCACAAATAGCGGCACAATTATCAAACATAACTATAAATGATACAGCTAAAATTGAGAGTATAGCTAAGCAGATAGCTGAAAAAGTCAGTCAGAATACATATAACACCATGATGTCGAACTTACGTGCACAGATTCAGGCATCACAATAAACAGGAAAGGAAATTTATAAAGTTATGAGGCCAATATTCATGTTGCTGTACGATACAGATCCGTTTATTTTCACGATACCGCCATTAGACTTTAAAATTACAAGCAGTCAGAATAGTGAAGTTGTAAAGGTTTTAGATGTTGGGGAAGTAGCATTGGTAGGGGAAAGAAATATAAAAAAAGTAAGCTTTTCCACGTTTTTACCTGCTAAAAAATCCAAATTTTTTAATTTATTTCTCAATCCTCACTCACCAATGGGCAGTATAAAAAAACTGGAGAAGTACAAGGATGATAAAGAGGTTCTGACTTTAATAGTCCCTAATTACAGCATCTATTTTAAATGCTATATTGAACAGCTGGATTATGAGATAAAGGAAAGGACGGGAGATGTTGATATCTCAATTAATCTTATAGAAGCTAGGAAACAGACAAGGTTAATTGATGATGCTAATGAACTTTATGAGCGGCATACCGGGAAAACTTCGCCGATTAAAGAGTATCAGCTGGAAGAAAGATTTGAAAATATTAAGAATGGATTGAAGGATAAGATAAAAGGAAAAATTGACAGTTTAATAAATTCTAAAAAGTAAAAGGGAATGAAAAATGTTAAAGATAATTGTTAATAACGAAGAACATATTAAAAAATTTGAAAGAATTATTTGGAAAGGGGGGATAAATGGAACTTCTCGGACATTAGAAGTAAAATATTTAGATGATGCTACAATTGCTAAATTAGGAGATAAAGTAGAATTCTATGTTGATGAGGATAAACTATTCACAGGTAAAGTTTTTTCTGTGGAAGTGACCGGGCAAAGTCAAATTAAAATTTTCAGCTGTTTTGATAATTCCATATATCTTAACAAAAACTATTTTGTGAAAAACTTCAATAAGAAAAAACCATCTCAGATATTAAAAGAGATTTGTGGAGAATTAAAGCTGGAAGTTGGGGCTGTACCGAAAGATATAGTTGACTGCACATATCCCGCAATTAATCGTAGCGGCTATCAGATAATTTTAAACGCTTATACGATACAGCATAGGAAAGACAAAAAAATATACTCGATTGTCAGTAATGATGGGAAAATAGATATAATAGAACAGGGTTCACTGGCTGATGTCCTTCTGCATTCGGAACAGGATATAAAAAGCTCCAGATATGGTGAAGATCTTGAGAAGATGGTGAACCAGATTGTCATATACAAAACTGAAAAAGAAAAGCAGCAAATAGTAGATAAAGTAGAAAATAAAGATGATAAAGAGAAATACGGTTTATTTCAGAAAGTGATGCAGTATGATAGGGATAGGGATAATATCAACAACGCTAAAGAAATGCTAAAAAGTGTTGAAAAAACTGGAAATATTACTTGTCTTGGTAATGTTTTGATACAAAGCGGTTATTCGATAGGGATACACGAGCCACATACAAACCTCGTTGGCAGTTTTTTAGTAAAAAATGATACACATGTTTGGGAAAACGATGTTTATTATTGTGACGTGGAGCTGGCTTTTGAGAATGTAATGGATAAAACCGAATTTGAAGACAAGCCGAAATCCAAAAAATCCAAAAAAACTAAAAAATCTAAGAAATCTAAAAGTAAGAAAACTAAAAAAGAAAAAGAAGGAAAAAAAGCAGGTGGTAAATAATGAGCATGTTTGAGATACTAAACGATATGATTGATAACGGAATGCAACAGCAATCCAATAATTTTATAAGAGCCGGTGTTACCAGTCCACCGCCTGAACTGAAAATAAAATTTGACAATGTGGAAATACCTTCGGAGCAGATTTACTGCTCTAATTTTTTATTGCCGAATTATCACAGGCTTTATAAGATAGACGGAGTAATTGATGAGATAACTATTGACGCAACTACCCAAACAGCTACTGCTAACGGACCAGCTCCACATACTCACGGACACTCGACAGTTAAAGGTTCGGGAACATATAAAAGTCACAAAGATATATGGTTTGAGGATACTTTAAAAGTCGGGGATGAAGTGCTGGTATTGGTATTAGGTGTACATTATGTGGTAGTCAGTAAAATAGTAAAAATGCCAAGTAACGCAATAGAGGGAGTGTGATTATGGACTTTGAAACGTTGTTTTTAAAACAGGACGGGAAAAAAGAAAAAGAGGAATTACCTATTTTTACAGAATACACGATTGATTTTGGTACATTGGAGCCTTTAAAAAATGGAAATAACCTTGTTGAACTGACAAAAAATGAGGCACTTAAAGTATGGATATTCAAAGCACTTAAAACAAAAAGAAATTTTTACGGAATACACTCTGACAGTTACGGAAATAACTTGGATGTGCATATCGGTACAATATACCAGGAAAGCGTGAAAAATGCATTGATTATCTCAGAAATCAAAGATTGTCTGCTGGTCAATCCGTACATTTTGGACTGCTACAATTTTGAATTAAAGTACAACAGTGATGACAATCATTTAAAAGTATCCTTTAATGTATCTACTATTTATGGGGAGAGCGAGGTGGATTATATTGAATAAAATAGAAGCTAGAAATAATTTTCTGTCTAATCTGGAAAATAATTTTTCCAAAATAGAGGGAACTTTTAATTTTGATATAGCAAGTGCTTATGGGATAGAAGCTGAAAGTATATATAAGTCGCTGGAATACTGGGTCAATCAAACTTTTATTGATACGGCGACAGAAGACGAGTTTATAGATTATCATGCGATGCTTTTTGGAGTGACCAGAAAGCAAGGAACTAAGGCAAGAGGAGAAATATTAATAAGTGGAAAAGCTGACACTACAATATCTGCAGGAGCAATAGTGTTGAAAACGGACAGCACAAAATATAAGCTGCTCTATGACACGACTATAGCCTTTAACGGAAAAGCAGTCGCAGAAGTGGAGTGTCTGCAGATAGGAGAGGTTGGAAACTGTGCTATTGGTGAGATAGTAAATTTCGAAATAGCTAATGCCGACATCTTCACAGTGACTAATGAAAAAGCTTTCACGAATGGCTATGAAAAAGAGCCTAATGACAGTTTAATATCAAGAGCAAAGGAAAGAATATTAAAACCTGCACATAGCGGTAATATATATGATTATGAAAAATGGGCAAAGGAAATAGACGGAGTAGGTAAAGTGTTAGTCGAACCGTTGTGGAACGGGAACGGAACAGTAAGAGTCAGAATCTCAAACTACAACAATACTTTGGCCGATAACGAGCTGATACAGAAAGTGAAAAGAAGGATAGAACAGATTGACGGAAGGCCAATTGGAGCAGATGTTACGGTGACAAGTTTTGACGGTAAAAACATAGCCATATCTGTAAGCGTTATTTTAAGTCCAGGAATAAAGTTAAATGCTATATCTGATCTGATCAGTTCAAAAATAAAGCAGATGATAAAAGATAACTCGGCACTATACACTTTAAACAGCAAGGAAGTTTTATCAATTAACAGAGTTGAAAAAATAGTTTTATCTATTAATGGAGTTGAAGACTGTAAAGTATTGATAAATAACGACAGCAAAAATATAACTGTAGATAGGAATGAAATATTAATAGTGACTGGGGTTGTTATTAATGAACAATAAAATAAAAGTAATTTCCAAAGTTGCAAGGAACAGTCTGCAGGTTGACTTGATAAAAAGTTTAATAATAGGGGCTCAAAAAATAAGAAACGATATTGAGAAATACAGGGAGTTTATATTTTTAAACTTTTTTAATGAGGAGCAGGTACTGAAATACGAAAAATTCATGAACTTGGAAACAGATTTAAGTTTGAGCCTGCAGGACAGAAAGGAGAGAATTCTGTTCCGGCTGCTGTCAAAACGGATATTTTCCCCGGACAACTTGAAGGAGCAGGCCCGAATATTTACAAATGGGGAGATTGAAGTAACTGAAGTATTTAACGAGTATTACTTTATCATAAAGTTTACAAGTATATATGGGATTCCGCCCAATTTAAATAATTTTATTAATTTTATAGAACTGAATAAACCCGCCCATTTAGGCTATAAAATAGTTTACAGCTACATGACCTGGGACGAGTTCGATAGATATAATAAAACTTGGGACATGTGGGATAGTTTAAATTTAAATTGGGAAGATAGAGAAAAATATAAAGAATAGGAGGTAAAAAAATGCCAGCACAGAAAAAAACAAGTTTAGGATTAAATCAATGGATAGGGAGTGAATATCCTAAAAGAATTGATTTTGTTGAAGATAATAAAATAATAAATGATGAACTGGAAAAAAGAGTTAAATATACTGACCTTGCTGAAGAAAATAAGGCAGGGATAATCACTTATGCAAAAATTAAAGAGATAGCACCTAGACCTGATTTGTCACCATATATCAGGTGGGATAAAGGTTACAGAACAAAAGGAGAGGCTAATAATGAGGTAGTGCTTACTAATTCTAGAGGTGGAATAACACAAACTTGGACGGGAAATCATTTACATCAACATCAATATGATGGAGCATATACTGGTTCATTTCATACAAATGGAGGACGTGCTTATTATAAGGTACCTAATCGTGCAAGTGGTGGATGGTGTGAAATCATGGATAATCATGATATGGTGACAAGAGATATTAGAATGAATAGCATGGATGCAGATAGACAAAATCTATGGGCAAAAGCAAATGACGCATACAACAGAACTACAGACCTTTACTGGAGAAGCGACAACGATACAGTAAGGGATATAAGACTAGTAGGTTATCTAGAACTGGTAAGACATAATTATGGTGCAGTTGAAAGGGGAGGATATGTTGTAACAGGAATAAAGACACAACCATCTAACCAGGATTTCTGGGTACAGATGAGAGCATTTCAGGTAAGACGTGGTGGAAACGGAAACAACTGGTACAACGTGCCTTTTGGATAAAAATTAGGAGGTAAAATAATGAAATTTATAGTTGAAAGAACTGAAATAAAACAGTTTGAAGACGGCATGAAATATATTGCCATCTTTGATAAAGATAATAAGGACTGGTACGAGGAGCTTAAGAAATTTGATAAAGATACTCTTAAAGTTATGTACAACAAAGACACTCAATTAGTCTTAAGCACAAATATAGACGCTTCAATGATAGCTCCAACGGCGGTGGGAGATATAGTAGAAGAAATAGAATATCAGGAAGTAGAAACAGCTCCTGATAACTATTTTGTTAATGGTAAAATTGTAAAATTAAAGGAATGCGAAACAATAAAAGATGGAAAGATTGTATTTAATAGAGATTTTAAGCTTGAGCAAATAAAGAAAGAATTATCTGACTTAAAGGTTGAACATTCAGAAAAAGAATTTGTATATAAAGAAAAATATCTTCAGCGTAACAGGGAACTTGATAAAAACAATTTAAACAATATTGTAACAATGATGATGGCTATTAAAAAGGCAACATTTGATGGATGGAAATTTAAAAACAAGGATAGAACAGATGAGTATGTAACATTGACAATGCAGGATGTGCTGGAACTGTCTAAAATAATGACAGAGCAGACAACGAAAGCAATGCACACAGAAACAGTATTAAGAGAAAGTCTTCCGAATTTATCTGATGAAGAATTGAAAAACTATAAAGCAGCAGAAGAATTTGAAAAACTTTGGAAAAACTAGGAGGTATTTATGCTTAAAAAAAATAAGCTGTATATATCATTTCACAGACCGAAAAGCATAGTGGGATTTTTAATAACATTACGAACACTAGGAAAATATAGTCATTGCGAGTTCATTTATAACGATTATGTGTTTTTATCAAATCCTGGCGGGGTCAGAATAAAGCCGTTTATCTACAAGAATAATATGGATATTTTTGAATTAGATAATCATATTGAAATACCAATTGTGCTTGAAGAGTTTAAAAAACTGAAAGGTAAAGGATATGACTATGGAGCTATATTTTTCAGCCAGTTGTTAGAATTGGGAATTGAGCATAAGGACAAATACTTCTGCTCTGAATTATGCATACATTTAATAAATAAAGGACTGGACGAAAGTTTGACATACAATCTTAAGACACTAAAAGCTAGTGATTTCAGTCCAGTAAAGCTGTTTAAGTATTTGAAATTTATGGAATTAATAAAAGAAAAGGAGATGATATAAATGAATATAGAAAAACTTATATGTACAGAAATTGAATTTGACAACAAAAAATACAAAGTGACAGGAGTAAATTTTGAAAAAGATAACATAGTACTGAATGTAGAAGAAATAAAAGAGGAGAAAACAACTGTTGAGACAAAAAAATACGTGTTATCAGATGCGAGTATTGAAAAAATGAAAGGGGTACATCCGAAACTGATTGAACTCATGAAAAAGGCAATAAGTAACAGCCCTTATGATTTTAAAATTGTACAGGGATTACGAACTGCCGAATATCAGAACAGTCTATACCAGCAAGGACGTACAAAGCCTGGTAAGATAGTCACAAAATTAGATGGTTACAACAGGAAATCAAATCATCAGGCAAAAGCTGATGGCTACGGCCATGCAGTAGATATAGCTGTTTGCGGTCATTATGATCAAAATGGAGACTATGTAAAATATACAACGGATGCAGAAATGTTTGACAACAAAAAACTTGTTGAAATTTCAGGGCACGTCAAGGCTGTAGCAAAAGAAATGGGAATGGAAATAGTATGGGGCGGAGACTGGAAAACTCTGTACGATACACCTCACTACGAACTTGTTTAACTAAAAAAATAATTCTAAGGAGATGATTTAAGATGACAGAAACAATGGTAAAAATGTATGTTATTAACAAAGTAGGAGAGCTTGCAAAAACTGCAATATACAGAAGTGAGATAGTAAATGCAGGAAAAGCAGGATTTGAAAAATTTGAGGCTGTTGTAAATAATTTCTGGGATAAGGCAGAGGAATACATTATGAAAGAAAAAGAAATTGATAGAAAATGGATTCCTGACGCAATAGAAAATATCGGAGAAGAGGCAATTCATGAAGTCGTTAAGACTTTAAGAGTTGAATTGGATCCTCGTAAGTTAGTGCAAGATATATTTAATATAGAAAAGAAAGAAAATCCTACAGCATTGTAATGATAAAAGAAAGGAGTTATTTATGTTTTTTGGTTTAAATCCT